CGAGGGCAAGAAGCACGATGGAAACCCTAATGCTCAAGGCTTGTGGATGGAGTTATGGATGGAGGGCGGTAAGTATGAGAAAAGACCATCGCAGATACTTGCGAACAATTTAAAGGGGAAAATCTGATGTTAGCAGAATTGCGTGACTTTTTAAGAACTCAAATCGAAGCGGATCACTTCAGCATAGGCAAGATAGACGACAGCAAGCTTAAGTCTGTAGGCGTTTATGGCGACTACAACAACAGGCGTGTAGAAGCTATCGGCAACGCAAAATCCTATGACGAAGCAGGTGTGCGCATTTTGCTTCATTGGACTAAAAACCTCAATGAAACAGAGAGCGTTGCACGTGATCTGTATGAAAAACTACGTTATATCACAGATACCGATATGGGAGACATCCACGTTCAATACCTGTCGCTTAATTATGCCGAGCCTGTTTTGGTCGGCACAGATGGCAATGGCGTGTTTGAGTATGTCATATCTGGTACGGTTTACTACAGGAGGTAGTATAGATGGCAACAACTACAGGCGTATTTCCTTGCTATGAAAACCAGTTCAAGGTCAAGGTAGAAAACTCCTATGTAACAATAGCCGATTGCGAAACATTCGAAGTAGCGTTTGATAATGGCGTGGAAGAATGGACACCTTTTGAATCAGAGGGTTGGGTTCGCAGATTGATGACAGCTAAAAGTGTTACGATCACTGTATCTGGCAAGAGAAACATAGGCGATGCAGGTAATAACTACATTGCAGGTCTTGCTTTTGAGAATGGCAGAGATGCAGAAGTAGACTTCCAGTGGACATTTAAAGATGGTACTGTCGTAGAATTTACTGGCGCACCTATCAATGTAACAGCACTTGGTAGCGGTGATTCCACAGCGGTAGCACCACTTGAGTTTGAAGTTCTGTCAAATGGCAAGCCGACAGTAACAACAGCATAACTTAATTAAAGGGGAGGACGATATGCTTTACTCATTAACCGATAAACTCAAATTCAATGATGACCCACAGATAGAGATAAAGGACAAAGTCATCAGTGTCAAGTCGGATGCTGAAACCGTTCTTGCGCTTATGGATGCGATACGCACACAGGGTGAGATAGAGGGTATGGCAACGACCTTTGATATCCTCTTTTCGGAAAAGGACAAAAAGACAATCAAGGCGATGAAGCTTAAAACAGTGGATTATATGAAGCTGATGGAAGTAGCCATCGACCTTGCGCTTGGCAATGATCCAGATGAAAAGAAAAGTGGGGAATAAAGAGCCATACTACGATTTAGACGATGATTGGGATTTAGTCGTTGCGAGTTTCCAATCGGAGTATGGCATAAGATTGTCTAAAGAATTGAGCGGAATGAGTTGGCGTGAGTTCTCTTATTTCATCAATGGTCTTTCTGGGGATTCTCCACTTGGTCGCATTATTTGCATAAGAGCGGAGAATGACCCAGAGATATTGAAGAACTTTACACCAGAACAGAAGAAGATCCGCAACGACTACCGCAGACAGATGGCAAAACAAAAGACAGAAAGCGAAGTCAACGATGCGCTTGAGAGCATCAAGCAAGCTTTCATAAGTTTGGCGAAATGAAAACACTTAAATGTGACAAATGCGGTAAGTCGCTTTTACGGATCGAATATGGGAAACTCGAAATCAAATGCCCACGGTGTGGGCGCATAATCAAATGTGAAATAGAATACAAAGGTAACGAGCAGTCGCCACGTAGATAGGCAAGACAACCGACCTTTAGAAAGGGGAAAGTTATGTCTACTCACGTTGGCGACATTTTTTTTGATGCTAAAGTAGACCGAAAGCAATATGATAAAGACCTCTCTGCACTGGACAAATCCGCAGGTAAGCTAAAAAGCAAGCTTGCAACAGCCTTTGGCGTTGGTGCGTTTGGTAAATTCATAAAGGATGCAACGCAAGCCGGTGCATCACTAAATGCGATGAATACCATCATAGACGCATCGTTGCCGAATATGAGAGCAAAGGTCGATGAATTTGCAAAGTCGGCAGGTGCTATGTTTGGTCTGTCAGAGACACAGGCTAAAGGATTTGTTGGTAAGTTTGCTTCAATGGCATCGGCTATGGGATACACCGAGAAGCAAGCATATACGATGTCCACAGCACTCACAGGGCTTGCAGGTGATGTCGCATCTTATTATCACATAACACAGGATGAAGCCTATACAAAGCTTGGTGCGGTGTTTACTGGTGAGACAGAGTCGTTAAAACAGCTTGGTGTCATAATGACACAAAATGCGCTTGACGCATTTGCGCTTGAGCAAGGCTATGGCAGAGTAACAAGCCAGATGTCCGAACTCGAAAAGACCACATTAAGATATCAGTTTGTAATGGACAGGCTGAAGTTGACCGCAGGTGACTTTGCAAAGTATGCAAACACTTGGAGCGGTTCGATCGCAACAATCAAGCTTAACTGGTCTAACTTTATGGCTACGATGGGGCAAGGCATCATAAACATCTTGCTCCCACTCTTGCGACTTATAGCGCAGATATCCAACGCACTTACTGCACTTGCATCAAGGTTTTTGGGTTGGACGCAACGAATAACAGGTCAATCCAAAGGTCTTGGAGCGATAAAGGATGCGGTAGGCAAGGCTTTTGGTAAGAACACACAGAAGCAACTTAACACAAGTGCAGGTGGGTTAGGCAACGTAGGCAACGCAACAAAGGGTGTAGGATCAAACGCAGGTAAAGCTAAAAAAGCTGTCCAAGCACTGAAGCGTGAACTGATGGGCTTTGACCAAATCACCAAGCTTACAAAACAGGACGCAAGCACCGGCACTACTGGCGCAGGTGGCGTTGGCGGTGGCGGTGGTGGCATCGGTGGCGGTGGCATCGACCTTGGCGGTTATGAAGATGTCACAGACACGGTCAACGCACTCAACAACATCCAGTTGCCAAAGCCACTGACAGATGCGCTTACTCATTTGAAAGAAGCGTTTAGTGGTCTGCTTGATGTTATTAAAGACTTTGGCAAATGGGCGTGGGATGAAGTCCTTAAACCATTGGGTGAATGGATGCTTGAAAAGGGTCTACCTGCACAGATAGAAACTTTCGCTTCTGCAATCGATTTAGTCACAAGCGCATTAAAGCTGATAGGCTCGATACTCAAGCCATTATGGGAGCCTTTGGTAAAGCCATTCCTTAAATTCTGGTTAGACTACAAAGCCGACCAAATCACATTGATAGGCAAAGCGTTTGAGGTACTTGCAAAGGTACTTGACAGCGCAAGAGTCGGTTGGGAAAAACTCAAGGCTGTTGGCGGTGAACTTGTTCTGACATTAAAGGATAAATTCTCCGAAGTCTGGGATAATGTAAAAGGCAAGTGGGAATCCATCAAGACCAAGACACAGGAACTTGCCATAACATTAAAGGACAAGTTTACATCGGTCTGGAATGGCATCAAAGAAAAGTGGACAAACTTTAAATCAAAGTTTGGTGCTTACACCAAAGAAGTTTCGATCAAGCTTAAAGATAAGTTCACCAGTATTTGGAACAAATTAAAGGAAAAGTGGAATAACTTTAAATCAAAGTTTGGTGGCAAGACAAGCAAGAGTCTCACACTTTCACTGACAGATAAATTCTCATCAGCTTGGAACAGGATAAAAGGTGCTTGGAACGCCATTAAAGACAAGTCAGCAACACTGACATTTGGCTTTAAGAACCTGTTGAAAGACAAGTGGAACGCACTTGCAAGGGCGGTAAACGGTGCAAAGTCAAGAGCGCCTGCAATCGTATCTGCGGTGCTACCGTCAATGCCTTATCTGGCTCAAGGTGGATATGTGAAGAAGAACACGCCACAGCTTGCAATGATCGGTGATAACAAGACAGAGGGTGAGATCGTTGCGCCAGAGTCCAAGTTGAGGGCAATGGCTGAAGAAGTGGCAAAGAGCAATCAAAACACAGAATTGCTGACAGCCATACTCAATGCCATAAACAACATAGACACCAATGTCTATCTTGATGGTGAGAAGATAAAGAACAACACCGTAAAACGTATCAATCAGCATACAAGGCAGACAGGCAGATTAGAGTTAATAGTATAGGAGGGCAACAATGTCGATAATGCGAATATGGGCAGGTGACTCAACGCCTTTAACAGAGTTGCCATCGCCTGTTAGCTTGAAACCAAGTTATGAAACTATATGGTCAGAGGACACAGGCAGAGCGCAGAGCGGTACTAACAAAGCAAAGATGATAGGGTCTGTAGTGGCATCAAAGAGAACCTATGCGATAAAGTGGGGGATACTCTCCTACAGTGAGTTTGAACAAGTAAAGAACCTGCTTCACAGTGGGTTCTTTTACTTTGGCATCGGTGCATCAAGACCGAGTGATCCAGAGAAGTTCTACCGCAGTGAGATAGCTGTTGATGTCATACAAGCAGGTGACACCATCTACTACAAGGATGCTTCTGTATCGGTAATCGAGCAATAAAGGGGTGATTTTATGATAACGACAAACATAAACGGTCAACCATTAAGTCAAGCCTTTATAGACCAGATACAGGATGATTCACCGAATGTCATAGCAAGGCTGATGCTTGACGGCGTTGAGATAAGTGCGACCATCGTAAGTGTGACCGTAGAAAAAGGTGCTTGCGGTGAGTCCGATTTCTCTATCGGCAATGTCGTAGCAACAAAGCTGACAGCCACGCTAAAAGACCTTGCAACGCCTTTAAAGGGCAAAGAGATAGAATATCAGCTTGGAGCGTGGACAGGCTCTGATTATGAGTATGTGTCAATCTGCAAGGTAACTGTAAGCGAAGCAAAGCAGACACGTTACCAAACAGAGATAACAGCCTACAGTAGTGTCGTGTCAGATACTACCGACACGCTTGACACATCGAATCTTCCGAGCAATCCAACGATAGCAAACATAGCCACAGCGGTAGCATCGCAGATAAACAGGACTATCACTTTTGACACATCCATTGACACCACGCAGATAGTGATGGCAACCATCGGTAGCATATCACTTTACCAAGTCTTACAGATCATAGCGATATGTAGCGGTGGATACATCATAAACACCAATGACAACAACATAAGAGTGTGCCGGTTCGACAGCACACCTACACTGACGGTCAACACTGGTATGATGGTCAATCTACCGCAGATAGAAGAACAGTCTTTCTTTGTGTCTGGTGTCTATTGCTTGGTACAGGAAGAAAGTGAAGATAATGATGGCAATGTCATACCTGCTATCGAGTACAAGGAAACGATAACGCAGATAGTAGCCGAGGATAACGGTACTTATACGCTTGTCTTTTCTGATGGCTCAACGATGCGTGGTGTAGGCGCAGACGATGCGCTTGTAAACCTTGCATTTGAATCAAAGTACATAACCAACGACATCTTCAACGCTAATATCAAAGGCATACTTGGATATGAATACTATCCTGCAACCATAGACCTTACATTAGGCGACCCACGACTTGAGGGTTGTGATGTATTGAGCGTGTTAGAACTTGATGGTAACTACTACACAGTGCCTTGCCACCGATTGACACATAAATATAGTGGTGGGTTTACGACAGATGTCGTAGCGGTCAATGCCACAGCAGAGTCAGATGATGTAGGCACAGTGCCACCGATAACATCTATGTTACAAGGCGTAAAAAAGGATGTAGTCAAGGCGCAGACGGTAGCAGATGAAGCACAGACCATAGCAAGAAACAACGCTCAATACTTCTGGTTCTTGGAGTCAGACCCAGATGACACAGGAGTAGGCACAGGCGCACACATAACAGAGACACCGAAAGAAACATTTATGCAAGACCCATCAAATGGCGGTGGTAACTTACTTGCGAGATCAAACGGAATCGCTGTTAGAGATGGCTTGACCGAACTTGCGACATTTGGTGCTGACGGTGCGCAGATAGGAAAGAATGGAGAGTCTCGACTTCTTCTCGACTATCACTCACTGCAAATGATAGATAAAGAGGGCAACACATACTTCCACATATCGGATCTGCGTGATAGTAGCGGAAAAGCAAGCATTGTTGCCACATTCGTTGCGGATGGCACTGATAGAGAGTTTTATTTACATCCAGTAGCTGATGACAGGAACTATGAAGTGTCTGCATCTTCTGGCGGTACTATTACAAAGTATGAAGATCATATCGTATTTGAAACAGCACCAGACGAAGGAACAGAAATAACCGTCACATACACGACCTCAAGTGAAGATGCTAAAGCATACACATTAGGCACACGTAAGGCAGATACTTATATCGGTGTAGTAAGCGTTGCAGAAGGATGGTCTACAACAGCCAGTGGTAGTTATTCACACGCAGAAGGATATGACACAGAATCTTCTGGAGCATATTCACACGCAGAAGGATACCGCACAACAGCCGAGGGTCGTTATTCCCACGCAGAGGGAATCAACACAACCGCAAGTGGGCAGACTTCACACGCAGAAGGGTGGAGAACAACCGCAAGTAATTACCGTTCACACGCAGAGGGGTACTTTACAGAAGCCAGTGGAAGTGCTTCACACGCAGAAGGCAACCGCACAACAGCCGAGGGACAAAATTCTCACGCAGAAGGTGAGAACACAACCGCTAATGGTATCGGCTCTCACGCAGAAGGGTGTTGGACTATCGCTGATGGAAACTATTCACACGCAGGTGGATACCATACCACAGCTTCTGCCGATTACCAGATGGTCATAGGAAAGTACAATGAGGACGATGAATCTTATGCGTTTATCATTGGTAACGGTAGCGATACCAATAACACATCAAACGCCATTGCGATAACGTGGGATGGCGATATTGATATAAGTATAGATGATACTAACACGACAACAACAAGCGCAGACTACCTGTTGTATCACGCATTATTAGATATGGGGTGGACATAATGACGAAATCTTTAAAGGAATTACTTGCACAGATTGTAACGTGGATAAAGACTCCGTGGATACATAGTTCGACACCGAACCGAGATGTTGGTTTTAGAGTCACAAGAGATGATACTAACGTTAATGTATTATTTGGCATTGGCTCTGGTGGTGTGCATCACGGAGTATGGTCTACAAATCTTAATAAGTGGCTTGTTTATGGAGACGCATCAACAGTTTATGTCAATAACTATGATATGAGCAAAAGCCATATTGATATCACTTGGAACAGCGGAACAGCGGGCACTGCGAGAGCCGACAAATGGGGAGCTATGGTCACGTTGACTATATCTAACCCTACAAAACTTGCAACAGGCTCAAATATAGTGTTCACACTTCCAGAGGGATACAGACCCATGAACTTGCAATATATGAATCTGACATCACCTCAAGCAAGCACATCCGCGAACGTTTATGGCTTGTCTCTTCGAGCCATGATCTACCCGAACGGACAAGTACAGATATACAACTATCGTAGCACAGCCATCACAAGTGACACTAACGCTTCGGCAACAGTAACATATGTGGCGGTGGGTTAAAAGAAAGGGGTAACGCTTATGAACAAAGGAACAATCATCAGAACAATAGCAAGGTTCGCTGTGTCTGCTTATACTGCATTTTGCGTATGGCAGACGGTCGTAGATGGATTCGGCAACAAGACAGCATCGCTTGTGTGGGCGATACTCATCATCTTGTTTGGGTGGATCGTAGACTTTGCCACTACGTGGTACAACAACGACTACACAGAGGATGCTTGCATCGGTACTGGCGTTACAAGACAGCGCAAAATGCAGAAACGCAAAGACTATATGGGGGAGCATTTCTTTGAGGACGCAGAGGAAGTAGGTGATGACGGTGAATAAGACCATCTATAAACAGTACGACTCAAGGTGGGGCGGTAAATACTATCCTACAAGAGGAACTAACGTAGGCAACGCAGGTTGCGGTCTTTTGGCTTGCACCCACGTTGCTATGGAGCAAGAGAGTAAGAAGAACTGGACACCAAACAACTTAAGGTCGTGGATGGTGTCACAGGGTTTTGCTTTAGCAGGTCAAGGCACAAAGTGGGAGGGTATCACCCAAACACTCAAGCATATCGGACACGATGCTGTCATTAGGATTTACGCAGATCCAATGAGCAAGGCATTTGAAGAGTTAGACAAGGGTGACCGTATAGGTGTCATCCTTTTTGATTCCAATCTTGCTCCAGACGGTACAAGGTGGACAGGGTGCGGTCACTATGTAGCCTTTACGGACTACAAGGTCGAAAATGGCAAGCATTGGTTCTATACCAAAGACAGTGGCGGTCGAGATCACAGCGGTTGGTACTCATATGAGCGCAGTATGAAAGGGTGCATACCGAAGATTTGGATAGTAAAGAGAGTAGGCGCACAGGTCAAGTCACCTGTCATCAAGGCGACCACATACAAACCTACAAAGCCATACACAGGCACACTTCCTACTGGTGCGGTAAGACAAGGCAATAAAGGTACATCGGTCAAGGCTGTGCAAGCCTTTTTAAATTGGTGCATCAGAGCCGACCTTGATGTAGATGGCATCGCAGGCGAAAAGACAGACCACGCTATAAGGGTATACCAAAAGACATACAAGCTTGCGGTAGATGGCATCTTTGGAGTCGCAAGTAAGAAAAAGGCAAAGGCGATTATCGCCAAGTACAAACCTGTCGAAAAGACAAAAGGTGACAAGATCGCAGACACAGCCAAATCATATGTAGGCAAGGTCAAGTATGTGTTAGGCGGTACAAGTTTAAGAACTGGCATTGATTGCACAGGTTTCATCATAGCCATATACGGACTTAACGGTATCAAACTAGATAACAAGTTATCCACTTGGGGCAAGTCTATCGGTACAGACATCAACAAAGCAAAGGCAGGTGACATCCTTACATTCAAACATCGTAATGGCAAGATAGCACATCACGCTATTTATGTAGGCAATGGTATGGCGGTACACGCATCCACAAGACACAGGGATTGGCACAAGGACATAGCATTAAGTGAGGTATCAAAGATGAGTCACCCACTTGAGGGTATCAGAAGAAGATGGGAGTGAGTGAATTATGGATTTTACACAAATATGCGTAGCGGTATTGGGGGCTGATGCTGTGTTTCACTTCATTGAGTGGGCGATAGATAGACACGATGATAAAAAGGTTTCTCCAGAGCGACTTATGCTCAAGGCTTTAGGCGCAGACAGATTGTATGTGCTTCTGTGCGATTGGAAACACGCAGATGTAAGACCTGCATCCGAATGGGAGACAATCGACAACTTATACACAGGGTATAAGGCGTTAAAGGGGAATGGTGAGATCACTAAACTTTACAACGAATGTAAAGAAATAGAAACAACTGATTAGGAGGGTGTGCAATGGCAGAAAAAAGAATAATCGACCTTGCAGAAACGACACAATTTTCAAGCACTGACTACTTGGTAGTAGACAGTGAAACAAATGGCACAAAGAAGATGCCAACATCGCTTATCACAAATGCCATAGGCGCACCATTCAAGGCAAGCACAGTGGCAGAGATGACAGACACATCAAGAGTGTATGTCTATACAGGAAGTGAGTCTGGCTACACAAGTGGTAATTGGTACTATTACAATGGCTCATCTTGGGTATCTGGTGGTGTGTACAACGCCACTGCGGTAGTCACTGATCCGACACTTACACAGGCAGGTGAACCGGCAGATGCAAAGGCAACAGGTGACGAAATCGCTGACTTAAAGAGCGACATTAACGCCTTGGGGCTGTCGGTAGTTGGCGGTGCATTAAATATTACTTATTCTATATAGGAGGTTTTTATGAGCGAAATTACAAAACCTATAGTGCTTGACGAAACTGTTCAGGCGCTCAACCACCTCATCGCACATCAGAATGCGGCTATAGACTTGCTTGCATCCGATAAGAGGGCGGCACTTGTTACAGATGTGGCAAGCGTGGCAGAACTTGCGAGAAACGGAGAACTTCTTGAGGTCATGGATTACGGCGATCAGATAGCACCTGAATGGGTCGATGGCGAAACGCATTACAATCCTGCGATGAACCTCTGCCATGAAAGCGATGAAGTTCTCGAAGATCAGGAAACGATTCATGGAGCATTCTTCGAATGGGACAAGACCTTGCCGCTTGGAGTGCCATATGACGAACCTGAAGCAATCTATTACTTCGATGGTACAGAGGCGGCAGGAACATATTACATTCCTATAAGCGTCGATTATGGCGCAGGGTGGGTGGCTGGTAAAGCGATCCAGTTCACACTTACAGAGGCTCCTGCGGCAAACGATCAGCTTGTTATAAACTGCGGAACGAATAACGCAAACGACCCAACCAACGGCAGGACATGGAACGTATATGCAAAAGGCGATACGACATCAAAACAAAGCGGAACGACCTCGAACGGAACGAGCGGAACGAACCTTGGAGCTACCAGCGCAGTAGATGCACAGCACACAAATGGCAAGGTCAACGCTCCGTCAAGAGTAGTATACGGCTATGCAAGATGGAGTCAGAGCGCCTCGAGGCAATGGCTTAATTCATGGCTTGCGGCTGGAGCATGGTGGACAGCGCAGAACCCTTGGGACAGACCATCCGCAGTAGCGGCTACAAAAGCAGGTTTCCTCGCTGGATATGCGGAAGATGTCAGAAGATATTTCAAGCCTATCAAAGTTGTGACTGTAGCTTGCAATGCAGATGATAATGCCGAGGACATAACCTACGATAGAGTATTCCTTTCATCCCTTGAGCAGGTGTACTGCACTCCGCAGTTCAGCGGAAAAGAGGGCGAGTATTGGGAATACTACAAGAGGCTTCTTGGGCGTACATCGCCAGCACCAACCAGTTCCACTTATGTGAGGCTCATCAAGTACGCTCTGAATGCGCCAACGAGTGCGCAGACCTGTTGGAGGCGTTCAGCTACCCGCAGCACCGCGAACTATGCGTGGCATGTCCACGCATCAGGCTACGTGACCACCAGCAACGCTTACTACGCCGGTAGGTGCGCTCCGAGTGTGTTTATCTCTGATTAAGATTATCCCCGACCGCACACCTGCGGTCGGGAGGGATTAATGGTATGAGTGGAGTCAGAAAGAAAGACCAATCCGAACATAGATTTACAACTCTCGATGTCATTCTCAAGATGTATGATCACACTACGAACGTGATAGCGAACGAGAAACTGTTTGATCCTAAATTCAAAAAGCTGACGGATGAAATAGATTACTACGCTAAAGAGATTTATCACAAATGTAGGGTGGCGAACGAGGAACTGGACAACCGCATCAAAGAGGAGGCGGAACAGAGACTGACGCTTGAGGAAGATGCAATGTCCGCTTGTAAGTGGCTGAAGACAGACATCATGCTTGCTCAAAGGAAGTTCCATCTACGAGCAAAGAAAGTCACTTACTGGAGCGGACTTGTGGATGATGCCCTTAAGAGTATAGGTAAATGGCACTCCGCTGAAAAGCGAAAATACAAAGAAACTCATGGGCTGTAGGCTGTTATGCGCAGAACTGTTGGAGGCGTTCAGCTAACCGCAACAACGCGAACAATGCGTGGAATGTCAACACATCAGGCAACGTGAACAACAACAACGCTTACAACGCCAATAGGTGCGCTCCGAGATTGCAAGTTAATACACGCATATGGCTCGCACATAGTGCGAGTGCTGTGTAGATACTCAATTTGCACAGAGCCGAATGCCCTGCTGACAAAGCTAAACAATACTGCGGTGATGCAATTACCTTGCGCGGTATGCGCTATATACACCACAGACACCACAACAAGATATATGGATAAAGAGAACATTATAGGAATAGATGCACTTTTCGATTCAATGAACAACTGTGCAAAAGGCGTGAAGTGGAAAGGTATTGTGGCGTTTTACCGACACCATTGGACAGACGAAATCCCCAAGCTGTCGGAACAGCTAAAGAATGGAACATACAAGGAACGCAAAGCAAAGTTTTTCACCATAACAGAACCAAAGCGCAGAGAGATAATGAGCATTCATTTCCGAGATAGGGTGTATCAAAGAAGCCTTAACGATGTTGCTATCTATCCACAAGTAACGAGATCATTCATTGCAGATAACTTTGCTTGTCAGAAAGGCAAAGGAACGATGTCAGCAAGAGAGAGGCTGAAAGAATATCTGCATCGGTACTATCGGAAGCATGGTACTGACGGCTATGTACTAAAAATAGACATCCAAGGCTATTATCCGAACATGGATCATAGCTTTGCTGAAGCGTTGTTCTCAAAGTATGTAGACGATGAAACGAATGAAATGGCGAAAGCCGTGTTAGCTAACTTGCCAGGTGAAGTTGGCTATAATCCTGGAAGTCAGATTGTTCAAATAGTTGGCATAACTGCGCTCGACAAGTTAGACCACTACATCAAAGAACGACTACGCATCAAGTATTACATTCGTTATATGGATGACTTTATTCTTCTGTACCACGACAAGGATTATCTTGCTTCTTGCCTTGAAAAGATAAAGGCAATGCTTGAGAGCAATCAAATGATCGTCAGTGAGAAGAAGACATTTATCCAACCAATAAACAAGCCGATAAAGTTTCTTGGGTTCATATATAGGCTGACGCAAACTGGTAAAGTTGTCATTCTTGCTGACCCAAAGAAGATAAAACATGAGCGCAAGAAAGTTAAGCGCATGGTAAAGCTTGTCGAAATGGGAAAGCTTACGAAGCACGATGTGGATGTTCATTGGAAAGCGTGGAAAGCGAGCGTCAGGTACGGTAATTCACATAATCTGATCTACAACCTCAACCGTTGGTATGAGGGGCTGTGGATAGAAAGGATTGAAAATGTTTATCAAGAAAAGAAAAATGGACTTGGGGCTTGAGAAAGACTTCGAGAATGCCGTAGCAGAAAATGCGGAGATGAAAGCCTTTGTCGACTACAACGTAATGATGGGCAACGTGGAAGACCCTGCTGAAGAAGACGAAGAGGAGGACGAGTAGTATGGAACATTCACCAAAATTTGAACTGGTAAAGGGATATTACGAAAGCGGTTTTTGGAAGAAGAAAGCTGTCAAGAATGCGGTAGTCAAAGGATGGATAACTGCAGATGAGTATGAACTGATCGTAGGAGAGCCGTATGCGTAAAGCCATAGTATTAGATTCAGATGACATCAAGGCTTTGATTGCAGAAAAATACGGCGTAGAGATAAAGGACATAATCAAGTCCCAGTACAGCTATACAGTAATGCTTCATGGTGAGAATAAATAGACCTTTAAGTTAGAAAAAAGTTAATTAAAACTTGCAGAACTATAACAAAAAGTGTAGGAGTACATATGTTAAACATAGACCAGAATCAGAACATTTACGTTACAAGGGGAGATACCTTGCCATTGACAGTGCAGGTAAACAAGGACGGTGAGCCTTATGAGCCACAGACAGGTGACAGTATAAGATTTGCACTGTCGATAGGC